ATGGGTGGGTCCCAAGACTACGTTAGACTGCGAGAGATAGTCTATGACCCGCTCGACTCCCAGAAAGCATTTCACGATTGTCCGGCGCGCTACAAAGGCTATTCCGGACCGATCGGCAGCGGTAAGAGCCAGGCTCTGTGCCAGGAGACGATTCGTCTGACATATCTAAACCCCGGGCGGACGGGGTTACTAGGGGCTCCGACATATCCCATGTTACGGGATGCGACGCAGGCGACGCTGTTCGAAATTCTGGGAACCAACAAAATACCGTACGAGTATAACAAGGCCGAGAACGCGATGGTCATGAGCGACACGGGGTCGCGGATCCTGTTCCGGCCGGTGGACGATTTCGAGAGGCTGCGCGGCACGAACCTGGCATGGTTCGGGCTGGACGAGCTGACTTACACGCAGGAAGAAGCGTGGCTGCGACTGGAGGGCCGGCTGCGCGACCCCCAGGCGCAGCGGGTTTGCGGATTTGCGGCGTGGACACCGAAGGGATACGACTGGGTGTATCGCAAGTTCGTGGCCAGGCCGTCGAAATCTTACCAGACTATATACGCGAAACCGAACGAAAACCGGCACCTGCTGGGGCGGGATCCGGATTTCTACAGAAGGCTGCAAGAGAGCTACGACGAGAAGTTCTACGCACAGGAAGTACTGGGATCGTATCTCAGCCTGGATGGCAGCCGGGTGTACAGCTCGTTCGAACAGAACGTGCATGTGACCGATTTGAAGGTGGATCCGCAGAAGCCGCTTCTGTGGGCGCTTGATTTCAACGTGGACCCGATGAGCTCGGTGATCGCACAGATATCGAACGGGCAGGTGCTGGTGCTGGATGAAATCGTCATCCGCCACGGCACCACGAGGCAGGCGTGCGACGAGCTTCTGAAGCGGTACCCAAAGCACGACGCGGGCCTATTTGTGTACGGGGACGCATCGGGGAACGCGCAGCAAACTTCGGGCTGGTCGGATTACGAGATGGTGAAAGACCAGTTAGGGGCGAACTCCGCGATGAAGGTGGATTACCGGATTCCGAACGCAAACCCCAGTGTACGGGAGCGCATTAACCTGGCCAACGCAACGCTGCAAAGCGCCGCCGGCGACATAGGCATGCTGATCGACAGGAAATGCACGGAGCTGATCCAGGATTTCGAGCAGGTCTGTTTCAAGGGCGACACCGGGCAGATCGACAAGGACCGCGACCGGCGGAGAACGCACTTATCGGATGCTCTCGGGTATCTGCTCTGGAAGGAATGCCGGAAGCTGCCACCGATAGGGGAGCAGCAGAATCGGAGATTTAACTAGCCATGGAAACCATCAACCGGGAACATCCCGAATACGTCGCGCGCAAGGCGATTTGGAAGCAGTACAAAGATCTCTATGCAGGCGGCGAGCAGTTGCGCACGCACGCTTCGGAGTACCTAGTGCGGAGACATAAGGAACCCGGCGATATCTACATTGAACGGCTGGGAAGGGTATTCTACGAGAACTACGTCGGATCGATCATCGACTGGTACTCGGCGACGCTGATGCGGTGCGAACCGGCGCTGCTGTTCGAAGGGAGCGACGCGGCGGCGCGGGATTTCTACGGAGTGTTGTCGGAAGACTGCGATCTGAAGGGCACGAGCCTGACCGAGTTCTTTCGCCAGAGATTCGTGGAAGCGCTGGTTTGCGGCAGCAGCTATGTGGTGGTGGACTTCCCCAAGGTCACGGGCGAGATCCGGTCCCGCGCGGAGGAAGACGCGTCCGGGCGGTCGCGGGCCTACCTGATGGAGTACAGTGCGGACGAAGTTATCAACTGGAACCACGACCGGATGGGCGGGTTGGAGTGGGTGGTGTTGCGGACATCCTGCCTGCAGCAGTCGAAACTCACCGACGCGAAATGGGAGAAAGAAACGCGGTGGATCTACTACGACCGCGAGAATTATCAGATCTATAGGAAGGGCGGCGAGGCGAGCCCGATCGAGCTGATCGACGAAGGACGGCACGGGCTGGCATCGCTCGGGCGGGTACCGGTGTTTCAGATGAAGGTTTCGGAAGGGTTGTGGCTGATGAATAAGTCGGCCCTGCTGCAACTGGAACACTTCAACAAATCGAATGCGCTTTCGTGGGCGCTGACGATGGGGCTGTTCGCTTCTCCGGTAGTATATTCGGACCGCGAGTGGAAGCAGGTGGTGGGCGAATCCTACTACATACAACTGGGGAAGGACGACCGGTTCGGCTGGACGGAGCCGGAGGGCAAGGTCTATCAGATTGCGGCGGACAACCTGGGGAATCTGCGGGACGAGATCTACCGCGTTTGTTACCTGATGATCCAGTCAGGGGAGGCAAGCTCGGGAAGAAGCCAGTCGGCGGTGAGCAAGCAGATGGATTTCGAGACGACGGAGGAAGTGCTGCTGGCGTACGGCGCCGCGGTGAAGGAATCGATGAAACAGGTTCTGACGGCGATCGCGGCGGCGCGGCAGGACGGCGTGGAGATCGACGTATCGGGGATGGACGAATTCGACATAAACGATTTGGGCACGGAGCTTGACGATGCCCAGAAGCTGCTGGCCCTGGGGATCGAATCGAAGACGTTGAAGAAAGAAGTATTCAAGAGGCTAGCGCTCAAATATCTGAACGACGCGACGCAGGACGTCAAGAATCGGGTGGCGGCGGAGATAGAAAGCCAAGGATAGGAGAGTCATGGAAGGAATCGACATACAGGCGATTGTGCGACAGGCTGTACAGGAGTTCGCCGACAGCGAAAAGACCAAGAGCGAGCCGGCTTACAAAGCGGAGTTATTGGAAGAGCGGAAGCGGCGGGAGCAACTGGAACGGCGGATGAATGAACTGGTGGCCGAGAACCGACACAGCCGGAAGGTTGCGGAGGAAGCGGAGCGCAGCTCGGCGGTGAGGGCGGAATTGCAGCGGCTAGGTGTGGCGAAGATCGACCTAGCGTTCAAAGCGGTGCAAGACGGAATTGTGCGCACCGAAGACGGACGGCTGGTGGCTCGCGGAGATAGCGGCGAGATGCCGGTGAAAGAGTATCTGACGAGCTTCGTGAACGAGAATCCGGAGTTTCTGCCGGCTCGCATTGCAGGGGGAACCGGGATGACGGCGACCCTGAAAGCCCCGGGTGCGGGCAGGGAGACGGTGAGCATGGACCAGATCCGGCCGGGCATGAGCGCGGAAGAGATGCAGCGGGTACGAGAGGAAATCGTACGCGTGGCGTCGCAGACCTTTCGGGGTCTGTAAAGAAGTACCGGCTGGACGAGCGGACGCGAGTCACAGTGGCCGGCAAGAGAAAAGAAAGAAGGAGAAAGAATGGGATCATTAGGGATCATTACCTCAACTAACGTCGCAAGCGCGATTGTCAAGCTGGTGGCGGCGGAAGCATTGCCGGTCCTAGTCGGGAACCTCGTGATGGGGAACCTGGTGAATCGCGACTACGAGCCGACACTGGCGAACGGGGGCGACACGATCAACGTGCCGATTCCGCCGGTGATGGTGGCGAACAACATCCTGCAGGGCGGGACGGTGCAGCCGCAGAATCCGAGTCTGCTGAACGCCTCGATCGTGCTCAACACGCACGCGGAAGCGACCTTCCAGATTCCGGACGTGGTCAAGGTGCTGGCGGTGCCGGACCTGCTGAAGATCTACATGCAGCCGGCTGTGGCTGCGATCGCACAGAAGGTGGAGAGCGACCTGCTCAACCTGTACGCCGGCTTCACGGCGAACACGCCGGTGGGTACGCCGGGGACGCCGATCACGGAGCCGGTGATCGACTCGGCGGAGACGGCGTTGTTCCTGTCGAAGCTTCCGCCGAGCGCGCAGAAATACATTGTGGTGGACGCGGCGACGTATTCGGCATGGCGGCAGATCCCCCGGTTCAGCGAGTTTCAGACCGCGGGCGACGCCGGATTGAACGCGCTGGTACTGGGCACCATCGGGAAGATCAAAGACTTCTTCGTGTTCCGTTCGCAGTTCGTGCCGTACACCACCAGCACCGGCTCCAACCCGGTGACGACGACCCACAACCTGGCGTTCGCAAGGGATGCCATCGGCCTGGTAATCCGGCGGCTGCCGCAACCGCTGCCGGGGACCGGCGCGATTGCGGAGTACGCGGAACTGGGCAACTTCGGGATGCGCGTAGTGATGAGCTATCAGCCGAATACGCTGGCGCAGCAATTCACGGTGGACATTCTATACGGCTGCGGCATTCTGCGGAACTCGTCGGGCGTGCAGATTTACACCTAGGCGGGCGTGGTGAAGACCGCTCCCTTACGGCGGCGCCTGGGAGAGCACGGGCGCACCGGCAAGGGAGCGGTAGCTGCATGGTGGGCGCGGCCCTGTGGAAGGGTCTCGCCCCGTACCGGCGGGAGAGCCGGAGGGACAGGTAACACAGGGGAGGATTGAATGGATTTGAGGACGTATTACCAGAAGATTCGCGCCATGGAAGCGACAATTCCAACGGACTATACGGTGGTGATCAGCAAGGCGACGGACGACGGCGGCAAGAGCGGTTTGCCAGTGGAAGTATCGCGCGCAGTGGCCGCAAAGATGGTAGTAGAAGGTTCGGCGGCGCTGGCGACGGCGGAGGAGGCCGAGGCGTTCCGGGCAAAGCAGGCGGCGGCGAACAAGGCGGCACGAGAAGCCGCAGCGGCGGCAAAGCTTTCGGTGACGGTGGTCGCGTCGGACGATTTGAGAAAGCTGACGGACGACTTGACGAAGCTGAAGGGCAAATCCAGACCCGCGGAGGGATAGGCGAACGATATGGCTCTGTTCACGGACGGTCCTGTCTCGGGTATGGAAGACCTGGCGGCGCAGGACACACAACTGCCGAACGTGGCGAACGTCGAAGGGATCGACGTGACGCAGAAGCTGTTTCTGGCGCAGGAGGAACTGGCGCTGGAAATCAATACGTTGCTGGACGCTTCCAGGGGCCCCGAGCAGGCCTTCTGGCTGGCGGCGCAACCGACGATCGGGAACGTGGTGGTGACATCGGCGGTGAAGCTGTGGCACACGTTTCGCGCGTTGGAGATGGTGTACCGGGACGCGTACCCCAACCAATTGAACGCCCGCTACCTGGCGAAAGCCAACCAGTTCCAGGAACGGGCCAAGTGGGCGTATGAAAAGCTGCTGCTACTAGGGATCGGGATGGTCTGGTCCCCCGTGCCACGGGCGGCGGTACCGCAAGTAGTAAGTGCGCCGGGAAGTCTGGCCGACGGAACTTATTATGTGACGATGGCCTGGACTAACACGAAGGGAGAGGAGGGCGCACCCTCAGTGCCCGCGACGATCACGACCTCCGGAAGCACGCTGCTGGTGCAGCCGGCGACACCTCCCCCCTCGGCCGCCGGCTGGAACGTTTATGTAGGCCAAGATCCGGCAAGCATGGCGGCGCAGAACGGGTCGCCGATCGCGGCGGCGCAGACATGGCTGCAGCCCAACACGGTTAGTACCGGAGGACGCACACCAGGCACGGGACAATTGCCGAGTTATATACTGCCGGCGCCGCGGAGGATTCTGAGGGGCTGATGACAACGACAATCGGAAGCTTGATCACGGGCCAAGTGATACAGCGTATCACGGCCACGAGCGGAGTGAATTCCGGCCTGGCGGGCGCGGTAACGCTGGCGGGCGGAGCGTCTGTCAACCCGCTGAGCGCGGCGCAGGTGGTGGCGCAGAACGTGGCGCCGAACATCGCCGATCAGAGCAACCCGACGCAGTACCCGGCGATCAGCGTGTACTGCGAGAAGATCGCCAACAACCTGGCGGAGAAGTTCCGAACATTCTCCGGCAGCGTGCAAGTGGCGATTGAAGTGCGGCATTCGCAGGACCAGTTGAGCGGACTACAGGGCGCATTGGAGACCTACGCGGACGCGGTGATGCAAGTGCTGAACGCGAACCGGGGCGACTGGGGCAACGGCATGTTCTATTGCGGCGCATACGAGGCGGCGTTTACGCCGGTGAAACAGGGCGGGAAGAACTTCATGCAGACGGCAAAGATCACATTCGAGATTGGAGTGAGCAGGAGTTAGTATGGCATACATTTCTTCTAATGCAAACCGGTTCTACACGGCGCTCGAAAGCGCGTACGGACAGGTTCCCACGGTCACGGCGAGCAACCGGATTCCAGCGGTAAAACTGAGCATCAAGCATCAATTGGAAGTTATCGACCGGAAAGACAAGACGGGAAGCCGGACGTTTGCGGGCCTACCGGTGGGAGGCAGAAAGCAGACCAGTTTCGAGCTGCAGACGTTCCTGACGAACTGGCAGCAGTCGGGGAGCGGCCCGAGCTATGGCCCGCTGTTCCAGGCGGCACTGGGCGCGGCGCCGGCGTATTTCGCGGGGGGAACGGCAGCGTCCAGCACCAGCACGGGGAGGTTGGGGTTCGCGGGCCCCCACGGCCTTGCAGTGGGCCAGGCAGTGAGCTCCGGCGGAGAGATCCGGTTCGTAGCGGCAATTGTGGATTCCAATAACGTCCAGCTCAACGTACCGTTCACGGTGCCGCCGGCAGCGGGTGCGCCGGTGGGAGCGGCAATCACGTACACGCCGTCCACGGAACTGCCCAGCGTCGGGATCTTCGACTACTGGGATCCGACGACGGCAACGCAACGGCTGCTATGCGGGGGCGCGGTGGACCAAATGCAGATCGACCTCAATGGCGATTACCACGAATTCCGCTTCAGCGGACAGGCGCAGGACGTGGTGGACAGCAGCAGCGGGTTTGGCGGGGGCACGACCGGCGCGTCACAGCTCGCGAGCTTTCCGGCAGAGCCGACGGTGGGCGAATTCGACTACACGATCGTGCCCGGCAACCTGGGACAAGCGTGGCTGGGGACTTCGCCAACGCAATTCTTCACGATCACCGCGGCATCGGTGGTGCTCAAGAACGGATTGGACATGCGGACGAAGGAGTTCGGTTCGAGCCTTCCAATGGCCATCGCTCCGGGCGAACGGACTGTATCGGCGGCATTCGAGCTCTACAGCGGGGATGACGCCTACACGCAGGGACTGTACCAAGCCGCGCGGCAGCAATCGCCGATCAGCGTGATGTTGCAGATGGGCGAGACGCAGGGGCAGTTGGTAGGGGTGTACCTGCAGAGCGTGATACCCGTGGTTCCGGAATTCGACGATGGGAAGAACAGGCTGCAGTGGAAGTTTCGGCAATCGAGAGCGCAGGGGACGGTGGACAACGAGATCGCGGTGGCATTCGGATAGGACGCCGGCGACGGCCGCGGCCCGGAGAGACTCACACGAGGATGTGCGATGACATATGAAAGCGTAGCGGTGGTGGAGTCGCAGGTGGCGAGCGGGGTGCGGTTTACGGTCGCGAAGATGTCGTTCGGCAGACGGACGGAATTGATGCGGCAGGTACGGGAACTGGCCCGGAAAGTGGAGTTTCTGGAAGCGGGCCAGGACTCGGGACAGAAGATGGACGCCGCGCTGCTGCGGGTGGAAATCGACCGTCTTTACGTGCAGTGGGGATTGCGGGCGATCACGGGGCTGGAACTGGACGGAGTGGAAGCCACGGCGGAGTCGCTGGCGGAAGCCGGGCCGGAGGAACTGTTCCGCGAGGCAGTAGCAATCGTGCGGGCACAGACGGGGCTGAGCGCGGCAGAACGAAAAAACTGATTGTCGCCTTCCACTTCGAGTTTTCCAACCAGGCCGGTTGGAAGTGCGACATTTGCCGGAAGTCCGGTCTGGAACGAAAGCGGCGCTGCGGATGGCTGCCTGACGCGGCAGGCGCACCGGGAAGGCCAGTTTGGGCGCGGAGGAATGTCACGCTCGACACCTGCCCCAAGCCGTACATCACGGAAGAAAGCCGATCGCTGGTGGAGGAGTTCCTCGTGCGGCGGCGACTGCGGGCGTTCGACGGGGAAGAGCTGAGCGCACGCCAAGTGGAGGCATTCGTGATTCTGGAAAAAGAACTCGCAGAGGAGATGAAAAATGGACGACACAACGCAAGACAAGCATGAACCGACAGCCAAGCCACACGGCGAGCGAAGTCGGGACGCAGACGGAACACCGGCCACGGGAACGATAATGGGCCCGACAGCCACGACCAAAACCCTCGACACGGAAATCGCACAAGGCAGCAGCGCAGCCGATCGAGAGGCAGCGAAGCTCGGCGCCAAGATCCAGGCAGACGCGCAAATGAAGTTCAGCGCGCGCGCCACGGACGGCAAATTCCGGGCGCCGCGAAGCAAGGGAAAGTGAGCCCCAACAGCGCCCGGCGGAAACCGGCAACCAGAGGAGTGAAGCGATGAAACAGCTACCGAAGCCCCAGAAGCCAATAGCGGGAAAGAAATTCCTGCCGGAGCCAATCAGCACCCAAGAGGAGGCGTTGGCTCTCGAAGAGATCATCGAACAGAACCAGCAATTCGACCGGGACATCCCGGCCATTCCGGCCAGAATCGAAGACGTGGACAACCGGGACCTACCGTAGGGCGGAAGCCATGGCAGGCATGACCCTCAAAAGCCCCAAGGCGCCGAAAACGCCGGTCGAAGGCAGCATGGGCAGAGGAACGGCCGCACCAGGCCGGAAGTCGCTCAGCGTAGCGGTACCGACGAACGCCAGGAAGGCCAAGAAGAAATGACACGTACGGAAACGCGCGCGATCGCCCGGGTGCTGAGGATCGAAGACCACGCATTCATCGGCATCAGACCGGCGGACGCCACACCGGCGGCGACGGCGGCATTCGCGCTCGCCGACCAGATATGCAACGAATTCCAGGCAGGGCCCCCGGCGCCTCCCGGAGCGCCACCGACGCTGCGGACCTTCACAGCTCCCGACGTGCTCACCACTTTCGAAACGTAACCATGTCCGACAACATACAAGAGGAACTGCTCCGGCTCTTCGATGAGGCCGCCGGAAACCAGGGGAGCGGGGACGAACTGGGAGAAGCCTACAGCCTGACGGGCTCGGCCGGGGGCGGTGAGGGAACTGGCGAGACGGCGCCGAAGGGAGACCCCAATCCAAACACGCCCGCCAGCACCCCCACGGGCAACACCGGGATCACCGCGGAATCCGTCGCCAAGACGGTACTGGAAAGCGGGATGGGCCTGGTGCCGCTGATCACGGGGATCATCGGGCTCTTCGAGGGAAGCCATCCCGCACCGGAAGTGCTTACTAAGTACGCCATGCCCGATCCGATCCAATTCGAAGGCGACATCAGCAGCGGGACCACGGGAATAGACGGCTTCGACCAGATGGGCTTGCCGCGAACAGATACCACAACGCCGAACGGGGCGGCAACGCAGACCATGGCACTGCAGGGTACGACGACGCCGACGAATGTCGCAACAGCAACCGGTATCAGCCAGCCAGGCGCCGCGCCGCAGACCACGGCGCAACCAGGCGACCCGCAATGGTTCATGGACCACAGCAACGATATCGCGCAGGCGGTGCGTTCGGCGATGTTGAATCTGAGTTCCCTTAACGACGTGGTGAGCAACCTCTAACATGGCGACCTTTCCCCAGCTCAAGACCAGCGCGGTGGCGCAGTATCCGGCCACCAAGGCGCTACGCTTTCAAAACCAGACGCTGCGATTTCTGGACGGAACCGAGCAACGGTATCGCGACTCGGCCGGCCCACTGCACCAGTGGGTAATCAACCTGAACGAATTGGACGAAAGCGAGATGGCGGCGTTCGAACAGTTCTTTCAAGACAACCAGGGACGACTGGGGAGCTTTGCGTTTACGGACCCCTGGGACGGAACCCAGTATGCCAATTGCAGCCTCGCCAGCGACGAGATAGACCTGAGTTCGCTGGGAGAGATGAGCGGTAAGACGTCGCTGACGGTGATTGAGAATCGGAGTTAAGCAATGCTCGTATATCCACAACTGGCCACCGGCGCACTAAGCCAGTTTCCAGTTCAAAGGCGCCACCAGCTTAGAACCTTAGTCAACACGGCGGCGGACGGTACGGTGGTGAAGTTAGCCGATCCGGGGGCCGAGACAGTCGAATGGCAACTAAACTACGCCGCGCTGAGCGATGCCGAACTGGCGGCATTGCAGCAATTCTTCTCAGCCGCCGAGGGCACGCTCAACAGCTTCACGTTCCTGGACCCGATGGGGAACCTGCTCGAGTGGAGCAGCGACCTGAACAATGCGGTTTGGGACTACGGACCGTTCCTCTCCAACACCGGGGGAATTGCGGACCCGGCAGGCGGGAACAACGCATGGAACATCGTCAACGCCGGAGCAGCAGCGCAAGACCTGTCGCAGACGGTATCGGCGCCGGGAGGGTATGTGTACTGTCTCAGCGTGTACGCACAGTCGGCGACGCCGACGACGGTGACTTTGCTGCTTGGGAGCAATCGGTACGATCAGACGGTCGGCCCCAATTGGGGAAGGATTGCGTGCGCCGGGATTGGGGATGCCACGGCGTCGTCAATGACGTTCGGGATCGAGTTTGGGGCGGGAGCGGCCGTGAATGTGTACGGTTTGCAGGTGGAGCCACAGGCCAGCCCTTCCGTTTATATGCCGAGCACGAGCGGAGGCTGCTACGAGAACGCGCGGTTGCGCGACGACATATTGTCTTTTACGACGGTGGATGTAAATCGCCATTCGGCTACGGTGAACGTCTATTATGCAAGCCATCTCTGATCTGAAAGGGCAACCCGTCACCGATACGCCGCTGATTGTATTCGACTGCGTGTTGTCCAGCGGGGACGTGGAACACTGGTCGACCCACAGCGTGACGGTAGGGGGGAATGCGTACGCGGCGCGGGTGATCCAGCACAGCGCATTCGATATCCAGACGGCCTCCGACCAAGGCATCGACGGCAGCCCGCAGATTTCGATCCTGCTGGCGAACGCAGACTCGCACTTCTCGGAAATTGAACGCACGGTTGGGTGGAAGGGCGGGCAACTCACGGTGAGCGTGCTGTTCTACGATTTGCGGAACAACGTGGCGCTGACGGATACAAACGTGGTGTTTCAGGGAGTCTGCAATCCGCCGGACCGGAGCGATGAATCCACCTTTCGCCTGACGGCTCTCAATCGTATGAGCCTGCAGAGAGTATTTCTGCCGCAGGTTCGCATGGAGCGGCAGTGCCCATGGCAGTTTCCGGCCACGCCAGACCAGATGGCGGAAGCGATCAACGGCGGCGTGAACGGCAAGTACTCTCGATATTACCGATGCGGTTATTCGGCCGGACTTCCGGGCGGAACGGGGAACCTGAACGGGACGGTACCATTCACGTCATGCGGGTATGTGCGCACAGATTGCCAGGCGCGGGGGATGTTCACCCGCTTCGGGGGTTTGGAGTTCGTACCGCCCGCGATCACGGTCCGGGCATACGGAAAGGGCACGTCCACCTCGGCGGTTTCGGTGAACCAGGCGCTCTACAACGACTATGTGCCGATGATCTACGGCACCGTTTGGCAGGCGCCGAAGGTAGTGTTTGCACGCAACGACGGAAATCTGACGCGCATGGAAGTGCTGCTGGGAATCGGCCAGATCCAGGGAGTGTTGACGGTTCTGGTAAATGACGTACAAATCCCGCTGGGCGTGTCCGGCACTAACATGACCGGTACCGGCTGGTATAACGTGGAGACGCTTGGAGCGCGGGACGGCGCCTTCGACCCTAACTTCACGGACGCCAGCGGGGCACCAGCGGGCGATCCCTACGGAAGTATGGCGTATCTCTCAGTGGTGGTGCCCAACCAGTTGAACAACGGCACCTCGCTTGCGAGCGTCGAAGTGTTGGTGCAGGGTCTGTTGGTACCGGTGTACGGAGCGGACGGGACTTATATCAGCGACCAGTTCTCGAGCAACCCGGCATGGATTCTGTTGGACGTGCTGCGCAGGAGCGGATGGACGGCGACAGAGATCGACATTCCAAGCTTCGCAGCAGCGGCCGCATATTGCGACGAGACGATAGCAGCGGTCGATCCGAACGGGAACCCGATCACTCTTCCGCGGTTTCAATGCAATCTGCTTCTGCAAGATCGACGCAGTGCCGGAGACGTCGTGCGCGGCATTCGCAATTGCGCGCGAATGTACTTGACCTACGGGTCGGGCGGAGTACTGCAGGCAAACGTCGAGAATACTATTGCGCTGGAAAGCCCCACCCGGCCCGCATGGTCCAACAGCACCGAGACGCTCAACGGCGGATGGCCGAGTTATGAATTCGGGGATGGCAGCACCGGGGTTTCAGGGATCCTGAGAAATGCGAACGGGGCGGCGAGTGTGGTGATGACATCGCGCAGCATCGCGGACACACCGAACGACATGTCGGTGGAGTTTCAGGATTCGCTCAACGGTTACCAGCAAGACAGCTACGAGATGGTGGACTCGGACGATATAGCGCTGACCGGGCAGATCACTTCCGCGACCTTGATGGCGCTAGGGCTTCCCCAATACGACCAAGCGGCCCGGATCCTGAAATTCAACCTTGACAAATCGATTCTGGGGAACACCTACATCGCATTCCAGACCAGTGTGCAAACTTTCGGGGTATCGCCCGGGGACATCATCACCGTAACTTACCTGAAAGAGGGTTTCACTCGCCAACCGTTTCGGGTGCTGAAGATCTCGCCGGCAACCAACTACAGAACCGCGACGATCACAGCCCAGATTCACGACGATGCCTGGTACGCCGACACGAACGGACAGGTGACGTCGCCCTCGGGAGTAGTAACGCAGGACAACTCAGGAGTAGGACTGCCGAATCCGTTGATGGGAAGCGTGGTGGACGGGAACGGAAACATCCAGTTTGGAATCGTAGAGACGGCTACCACGAACAGCGATGGCACGATAGAAACGAGCGTAATCGTGAGCTTTATTCCGCCGGCCACAGTTGCGACCAGCGGCGGTCCGGGCATTCCACTGGTAAGCCTGTCACCGACGATCGGCCCGGGCGGCACGATCACGAGCGGCCAGATACTATATTACGCCGTTTCCGCCGAAGACAGCGCCGGACACGAGAGCGCTCTGTCTTTCACTGTCACGGCGGTCATTGCCAGCGACGGAAGCAGCGTAACATTGACTGGACTAAGCTTTTCGACCGGAGCCACGGCGTTTAACGTTTACCGTGGAAGCTCGCCGGCGCTGCTGTTACGAATTGCTTCCGATCAGCCCGTCGCGGCCAGTTTCACGGATACGGGATTGGTTGACCAGCTAATCCCGTCAGCGGACCCGAATTTCGACCATGCCAACTTCTACTGGCGACAGGAACTGCAGCCGGAGATCGCTGTCACGACGCACTCACCTACGATGGCCGGAAATGGAACACTGCAAATGGCGGTGAACGTTTACCAAGGCATGACGGTGCGCATCACGCGTGGCACAGGGGCTGGCCAGGAACAGAGTATTCTGGCCAACGATGCGACCACACTAACGGTCTCAACGTGGATTGTGGAACCCGACGCGTCGAGTTTCTTTACCGTTGCAGAGGCGGGATGGCACTTGGGCGCCGTCACGGTGAGCAGCCCTGTGCAGTTTGCGATTCCAAACCGGACGGGCGAAGTGGTGCAGATTACGGGCCGGGCAGCGAATGTCAACAACATCGAATGCTCGCCGGCGATTTCGACAGTGACGAGGTGGACGATCGGCGGCTCGGGAGCAGCGGACACACAAGTGCCGCCGCAGCCGTTCTTTGGGCTTGGGCCAGCGGTCGGCGGCGGCGCCGTCGTGTTGAGCGGCGTCTCGTTCACAGACCTGACGAACACGAATTCGATCTCGTCGGGCACGCTTACCTTCTATTATTGGAACGAACTCCTCGGAACCCCGGCGACTGTGCTTGCAGCCGCTATGGCGGTGGGCGACCAGACACTGACGCTGACCGCCGCGGGTCCGGGGCAAGTGGGAAGCGTACTGCAAATCGACGGAGAGATTCTCACTGTGTCCGCAGTGGCTGACAACGGCACGCAGTATAGCGTGGCTCGGGGCGTCGATGGCAGCACGCCGGTACCTCATGTGGCTGCGGCGCCGGTCTATCATTTGACAAACCAAACCACCATCATGCCCTTTCCGGACGGCTTTTTCGGCAGTCCCTACAGTGGGAATTGGACTTACACGATTGCGTTGCCTGACGTGCGTATCGGCAGTGCTGAATTGTTCGTGACGAACGATGTAGGGAATAGTCCACTGACGGGCATTTGCATGACCCACAACGTCGACAATGGCCTGCGCACGCTTTCGGGAGGGCAATATTCGATTCAAGTAGATGGTTTCCTGGCGGTGGAACAATGCGTGGCGCCGCCGCTGGTAGTGGAGACAGCTCACTCGGTACGGGACGTATTCGCCATCCTTGGATCGGCCGCCGACGCGCAGGTGCAAGTGCAAGTCGATCTCAACGGTGCATTGTATTGCACACTGACATTCGGCCCAGGAACGATTTCCTCGAATAGCGTCGATGGCAGCACACTGCTCCCACTGCCGGAAATGGGACAGTTGACTGTAGCGGTGCTGTCGGTTGGCGAAGTCATTCCCGGGGCGGACCTCACGGTTACCATCCGACTCTAATGGGCGAGCAACTTACCAAACTGCGGCCCGATCGGGACCTGCAGTGCTATTTCTTCGAACCATCGGCCGTAGCGGCACTCAGCCAGACTACTCCCAACGGCTTCACGGTTTCGGGCTCCTGGAGAGAACAATTCGATTGGGCAGTGGTGGAGTGGAACCGCGACAATGTGTTCGAACACCCCGCTTTGCGCAACCTACCAGATGGCGACTTGAGCGGAGTTCAGCTCAGCTACCAGGAAATTCGCACTAACTGCATTCCGATGGACTCCACCCTCTACCCTACGGTAGAATGGCCGTATCTTCGGATCTGGGCGGAAACCGGCGGCGTGGAAGTCCTGTATGACGTGCCGCTGAACGACCCGGACTTGGGGTACGCAACGCCAACCAGCGGAGCATACGCCTGCGCCACAGCGACGTTCGCGTTGCAGGGAATGGCCACAGGGGGCGACTACATTGAACTGGCATGGCTGGATCAACATTTCAACTATCTGCTGACCGGAAACGATACGCTGGAGAGCGCGGCCACCGCCCTAGCTGGGGCTATCAACGAGTTCGGTGACGGCACTGTCAGCGCCGCAGCAACCGGAGCGCAAATCACCCTCACATACGCCGCGGGCGCAGGCACAAACGCCAATCGGATTGGGGCTTATGGAACTGTGCATGGTGCCGCAACTGAAACGTGGTCGCCAAGCTGGGCTTTGTTCAGTGGTGGAACTTCACCCACTGAGTGGCAAGTAAGCCTCAATTTCAGCGCACTCCAGGGTTATATCGATCCTGATCGCACACAACTGGTTACCGTGCCGACGTCGAGCGTGCGAAAGATGCGCTGGACGTGGGCGGCGGATCTGCAACCGGGCAACTTCCAGCGAAGCGAATTCTGTGTGGTAGTGACCAATTGGTCGGTTACCGGAAGCAACCTGCTGTATCAGGTGGCGGGACCCGGGAGCCGACGGATCGAGGATGACTCTACTGCGATTACCTATTCGCCAGCGAGTCAGTGGAGCAACGCAATCGGCAACTTTTCGGGCGGCTTGATTCACTGGACAACGACCCCCGGATCTTCGCTCCAATGTTCATACACGGCTGGCACCGGCCATACTCTGTACTTGGGAACGCGTTACTTGAGTGCGGGCGGGCAGATTTCGGTCCGGGTGGATGGAAGTGCAGCAATCCCTATAAACCTGGCGTTGCCAAGCGAGGATGTTCTAGTTCGGGTGGCGTTGGGCCAATTAGCCGGAGGAGTACAACACAGCGTCGCGATCACTCACGACGGCGCTGTTGGAACCTATTTCTATTTCGATTTTCTGGAGATAGCAGTTCCCACGGGCGCATTGCCGGATTTCGCCGCGATTCCAGCCATCACCTTGGCTACCGACTGGGATACGAACCATTCGATCGCTCTGGCGCCGGAGAGGACGGCATGGCTAATTCAAAAGTTAGGATTCGTCGGCAGGGCCAATCACTATGTTGGAGCCCTTTGGTTTTATGAGCTTACGCGACCGGGTCAGGTGTACGCCTCGGCAGCGATCACGTTTGCAGGGAATCCCGACTTTGGCCAGACTACCAGTGTTACCCTGGGTGAAACTGTGATGCAGCATCTGAACCTGATCGGCGACACGGCCGAAAGCATGGCAACATGCTTCGCGTTGCTGATCAATGCCGGTTCGAACAGCGTATGGGCCCAAGCGAACGGCGCGACGCTCACACTTACCGCATGCGCGATGGGCACGGCTGGTAATGGCCTCAGCGTCTCCGCAACCACGGTGAACTCCGCAAGCAACACCACTCCGCTAACGGCGCAGACGAGCACGCCCGCGCTCGCCGGGGGGGTTGACGGCACCGCCGATCCCAACCAGAACTTCTGGCGCACCGACCTCACCGCAATGCCGCGGATCAACCGCGCCGCACGAGACTGGAGTAGCAGTTTCTTTGCGGCGTTGCATGGCTACGGGATCGACGCTGCGGCATCGTTCAGCATGGAACTGCAGAATGGCGACGACAGTTTGGCTACGGGAATCGCACAAAGGTATCCGAACGGCGATCCCGCGTGGCTGACGACGCCAGCACTACAGACGAACTTCGGGCCGGCGAGTACCGCCTTCTGGCAACAGGTGCATGCAGATATGGCGGCCGTGATGGCAGGCGCCGGGATGGTTCCGTACCTGCAGTTCGGCGAGGTTCAGTGGTGGTACTTTCCCGGCCCCATAGCGACTGCAGTGACGGAACCGGGCTTGCCGTTCTATGACGCCTACACGACCACAACTTTCGAATCGACCTACAGCCGGCCAATGGCCATAATAGCAAGCCAATATGCCGACCCAGGACCGTTGGCCGAAGAATGCGCATTCCTGCCGGGCCTTGTCGGAGCGTTCACGAAGGCAATCCGGGATTTCGTGCGTTTGTCATTCCCGAACGCTCGGTTCGAGGTCCTGTATCCAACAGACGTGAACGACACGGCGCTCAATCAACTTATCAATTTTCCCAGCGGCGACTGGACGCCCGCGAATCTATCCTGTCTGAAGACGGAAAACTTCACTTATACGGCCGAGCGTAACCTAAACATGATCACGCAGTCGATCCAATTGCCCGGGTTGCACGGCTTTTCGCCATCTCAAAGCAGCCACCTGGTCGGCATCAGCGATTACACTACTCCGTGGCAAAAAGAACAGCAGTTTGCGTCGGGATCGCAGTTAGAGTCGGTAGTTCTGTTTGCGCTAGACCAGTTTTGCCTAATCGGGTACGGCCTGCCACTGCCACGCAGTGTGCGACGAGCCAGGTTCATGGGTACGTCGCTCGGGCCTCGATAG